CCGCATCCACCGAACGCACGCTGTTACACGACGTGATCCCACGAGGCGTCATCGCTCGCCACAACCGGACGGAACGCTGGTACGAGCTGGCGAACGGAAGCCGCATCTGGATGTTCGGCCTCGATCCCGACCCGATCACCGGACTACCTTCGAAGGTTGGATCGGTCGAGCTCGGCTGGGCGTTCGTTGACGAGGCGGCCGAGGTCACCGAGTCGGACTGGTCGATGGTCAAGGGCCGCCTCTCCTGGCCCGGCATCCCGTACCACCAGATCGCCGCCGCCACGAACCCGGCAAGCCCGAAGCACTGGCTAAAGGTCCGGTTTACGCCGCCGACAGAGGATCGCGTGTACCTCCACGCGAGCACGTTCGATAACCCGCTGCTCCCGGCGGATTACGTCGAGGATGCGCGTAAGGGTGCCGAGGACTACCTGAAGCGGCGCTACATCTATGGTGAGTGGGTCGGCGCTGAAGGGGTGATCTGGAGCCTGCCTGATGCCCAGGTCAAGTGGCCCGAGACTGCCGAATGGAAGCGCGTCGTGGCCGGGGTGGACTGGGGCTTCGTCCACGCCTTCGCCTGTGAGGTCGTGGGCCAGTCAGGCACCGGCCGGCTTGCCGTCATTGACGAGGTGTACGAGAAGGGCCAGACGATCGACCAGATCATCCCGGCCTTGCAGATCGTGCGCGAGAAGCACAACGTCGCCACGTTCTACGCTGACCCGTCCGAGCCCGCCTACATCCTCCAGTGCCAGCGTGCCGGATTGCCGATGGAGCCCGCGAACAACGCGGTCGGGCCCGGCATCGGTGCGGTGTCCACGGCCATCGCCAAGGGTATGACGGTTGCGCCATCGTGCGCAGGACTGCTCGGTGAGCTGCCCGGCTACACGTGGGCGAAGGATCGGCAGGGCGGCTTCCGCGAGGTCCCGATCGAGATCAACGACGATGCCTGTTTGGTCGCTGGGACGATGATCGCCACAGAGGACGGCGAAGTGCCGATCGAGCGCGTGACCATCGGGATGCGAGTCTGGACGCGGGACGGTCTGCACCGCGTAACCGATGCGGCGTTGACCGATGCGGATGCGACCGTGGTCGATCTGCCGATGGCGAACGGCCGCACCGTCCGATGCACGCCCAACCACCGGATCATGACGCAGGACGGCTGGATGCGGGCCGATGCGTTGCGTTATGATGATGTGGTATGCATCCGACCGCTGCGCGATCTAAGGCACGCCGCATATGGGCCGCTGCTCACGGCACGATCCCAGACGGCTGGCACGTCCATCACCGCGACGGAAACGTCCAGAACAACGCCCTGGACAACCTTGAGTGTGTCAGCCCGAGCGATCACGCATACCGTCACGTCGAACTTGGCGGTTACCGCACAGCGGCTCGTGTCGAGCATCTCAACCGTATCCGACCCCTCGCGGCAGCGTGGCACTCAACCGACGCTGGCCTACAGCTACACCGTGCCAACGGGCACCTTGTATGGCTGGATCGGCCGAGTGTCGAGCGTGTCTGTGAGCACTGCGGAGCGACCTATCAATGTCATGCAGCTCACGGCCGAGACAGGTTCTGTTCGAACCGCTGTAAGGCTGCAAGCCGCCGATCTTCCGGGATCGACAACGTTGAGCGCATCTGCCCATGCGGCCAGTCGTTCAGCGTCAACCACTACTCAGCCCAGCGGTTCTGCTCGCGTCGCTGTGGAGGTCTCGCAGCCCGAGGCCGTCTATAACCTCACGGTCGAAGGCTCGCATGAATACTTCGCCAACGGCGTCCTGACACATAACTGCGACGCGCTGCGCTACGCCGTGGTGGCGTTGGACCGGGGCTTCGATGACAACCCCTGGGCGCAACTCGCCGGGCAGCGTGTGGGGGGTGTGGCGTGACCCCGCTCTTCGCCATCGTTGACCTGTTCGCCTGGTGGATCTCCGCCAGCATCGTGTGTGGCGTGGCGCTCGGGCTGTATCGCGTCGTTCGGGATACGTGGCGTGAACGCTAGCCTCTCAGCGATCGACGCTGGCTTCGTGTTCGCCGTGACCGGCGCGGCGCTCTGTCCGTGGCCGTGGCTGGCGCTCATCGTCGGCGCTGCCTGGATGGTGGCGCTCGTCGTGGTCGCTGATCGACGGACGCCTGCTGAGGAGCCGAAGGCGTGAGGCTGCTACTTCTTCGGCGCTGGGCGACCGTGGCCGAACCGATCAACAGCAACGGCCGCTGGGAGGATCTGGAACGCCGCCGGTCGCTTCGCCAACATCGGTTCCTCCTTCTTTTTGGCGCGGTACTTCCGCATATACTCGGCTCGGGACATCGAACCTCCTACCTTGACCACTGTTACGCGGGCATCGTAACAACTCGTTACGTAACAACCGCGCTCAGCGTAACAGGAGCGTAACAGTGGCGCTGTTCATCCCGCCGAAGATCGCCCCAGCCAAAGCCGGTCCAGTCGGTCCGGGTTCCGGCGTCCTGCTGACCGAGTTCCCGCTGTCCGCGATGGCGAACCAGCAGTCGCCCCAACAGAAGATGCGCCAAGCCTGGAAGCTGGGCATCGAAGTGCCGTGGATCCGGGCGGCCGAGCTCGTGATCGCGTCGAAGATCCAGGGCCTCGGCTGGCATATCGAAGACGGCGACGAAGAGACCGTTGACGACGACTACGTTGGCACCGATGCGCAGGACCTCCGGACGCTCATCGAGAAGCCGATGGCGAACCTGCCGGTCGGGCAGCAGATGTTCCGCACCGCGCTCTGGCGCCTGACGATCCGCCATATCGGGCTCTGCGGGAACAGCTTCTGGTATCTCGACGCCATGAACACGTTCGGCGAGCCCAACGCCATCCTCTATATCCGCCCGGACCGGATGAGCCCGAACGATGACGCCAACGGCAACCTCGTGTCGTGGCAGCTCGACAAGACCGCGACCAATCCGGGGATCACGATCAGCCTCGAAGAGTCGATCCACTTCACCTACGACCCGCCCGATATCGGCCACTTCGGTATTGGCCTGGTCGAGTCGGCGCAGCTCTGGCTCGCCAACAGCCAGGGCCTCGATCGGCACGAGTCGATGCTCATCTCCGCTGGTGGCAGGCTCTCGGGCATCCTGTCACCGAAGGCCGGCGTGATGGCGGCCGATCAGTCCCTCCAGATGGAGCGCGACTGGCGCACGATCGTGGACACATCCGACGCGGCCAAGCGCCTCCAGATCATCAACGGCCCGATCGACTTCACCAAGACGACGCTGACCCCGGCCGAGCTCCAGCTCGCCGAGATGATGACCGCCGCGCGGGACAACCTGCTGGCGCTCTGGCATATCCCGCTGACGGCCATCGGCATCCATGAACGCGGCTCGGCGATCAGCGCAGGCGCGGCCAAGGTCACCGAGACGGACGATCAGACCGTTTGGGAGAACGCGGTCAAGGCCCGGACCGAGCCGTTCCTCGAGCAGTTGCAGTACCGCCTCGCTGATCCGTACCAGTCCCAGGGCGACAGCTTCACGATCATCCTCGACTACCCGACCTTCGATGACAACAGCCAGACCTACGTGGACTCGGCGCAGGCGCTCAGCCAGCCGATCACGAACAACGAGCGCCGCGACATCCTCGGCCTCGACCCGATCGACCCTGCTGTTCTGGGGATGTCCGGTGGACCGCTCGGTGATGAGGTCTGGCTGCCGGCCACGCAGGTCTTCGCGTTCAGCCAAGCGCTCGGCATCGCCAACAAGCCGGAACCTGCCCCGCAGGCGCTCGCCGCGCCCGATGCGAACAACGAGATGGACTCAGCGAGCCTCGCAGCCGGTGAGACAGGCATCCCGACCGCCAAGGCCCGCGTGACGCCTGCCCTCCATCCGACGATCCGCCCGCTGCACACCGCGCTGGTGAGCCTGCGCAACCGCGTGGCGGCGGCGAAGACGCCGATCATCAAGCGTTCCGTGGCCTCTGTTCTCGCTGAGCAGCGCCACGAGATCGCTGACCGCCTGCGCAAGAACGCCGACCATATCGCCAAGAACCCCGGCGACTCATCCATCTGGTTCCCGGCCAAGCAGTTCGATGCCAAGCTGACCGCCGCGCTCGGCCCTCACCTCATGGTCATGGCCGATAGCGTCAACGCCACGATCCACGACGTGCTCCCGGCCAAGAAAGCCGCGCCGGCCGGTGCCGTGGAACGGGTGATGACCCGCGGCGCTGCCCGAGTCACCGGGATCAACGCCACGACGCGGGGCAAGATCAACGACGCGATCATCCGGGCGCTCGAGGATGGGTCAACGATCAACGACGTGGCCGACGCCATCGAAGAGGCAGGCAGCATCG